CATCATTTCCAGTTTCTGACCGTGTTCTTGTTTCCGTTTAAAGAAGTTCAACACTTCTGGAAGGAAACCAGTGGTAAATCCCAATAGAGATCCGAGGATGCTAATCATGACAGTTTATCCTTATTTTTTACCCATCCACGCCGAAACGCCCATATAAGCTGCTACAATGCCAGCTTGAGCCACATAAAAGCCTCCTAGAAGCCCCGACAGTGCGTTTACGCGCTCTATGGGTACTAAGGGGGTATATAAAGCTACAGAGGCCACCACCATAGCAGAAATCGCCACCCAAGCCATTCTTCTTTGAGCATCTGACTTTTCTTCGCGTAATTCGATTTCCAACAGCTCTTTTGAAGAGGCTACTTCCTCATCTGAAATAACACCATCCTTGTCCGTGTCATGCTTTGCGTTTTTTTTAATAATACGTTGAGTAGGCATGTAAGTATTTAATCATTGTGGAACAAAAGTTTGAACTCGGTCAGGAAGAGATTCATATATATTTTGCAGCTTTTCCTTTTCTTCTACTGTTAAGAGGGTTGTGCCACTTTTTTGCTGTGTACTATCTAAGGCTTGANCACCGTCCCCCGAAGATTTACCTAGAAACAACATATTGAAAAGATCTAAATCATCAGTGGCAAAAGTCCTACCTAAACCTAAAGAACTTAAATCACTTAGCTGCCCTAAAGCTGTTTCAGGACGGGTTAGATTCTTTTGTTCATTAGCTTTTTCTAACGCCCGAACTGCAGCTGCTCTTTCGGTAGGTTTATTAGATGTTAACGCATCATATAAATTTTGTTTGGCTTTCTTGCTTAAGCGTTTACTTCTTAGAAGAGCTGTTGTCATATCAATAACTTTTGTCACAGGACTTTGCATACCCATCTGTGGAAAACCTTCTATTTCTTTTAAACCCTCGCTTATCTGTTTTTCTGTTATACCCTCTTCTAACTTAGCTAGTTTTTTATAATTATTTATCATCCTAGCATCAAGATCCAAAGCAGCCGTAAATAACTTTGCATCATCTTCGCCCATTATAACGGATAGCTTCTTGAAAACTTGATCACCTTGTTCTCCGTCCCCTATTTCTTTTGCAATAGCTTTATATACCGCTTTAGCTGACCCAGCCTGTGCATCTAATGCGCTCTTTACCAATTTGTCTAATTCAATAAGAGCNGCCGCTTGGAAACGCNATTTTTCATCATNAGTTAAACTATCAATATATTTTTTTTGTTCCTCAAAAGAAGCAAATACACCTTCACTAGAAGTTGCATCCTCACCACGTTGTAATTTTGTAGTACGATATTTTTTAAAAAAGCTTTGTCCATTATTGTAAGCATCTTCATAGTCAAATTCATTTTGCATAAATTTTCGGACTTTTGCATAATCAGGGAGTTGTTTATCAACTTCTTGTAGCCACTTCCTCATACTGTTTGCATCTGTTCGCGCTTCATCAAATTCTTGAAAACGACCTTCTTTATAAAATTTTCGTGTTTGATCTTCAATACTATTGCCTGTAGTAGTCTTAATTACATTTATTTCACGTATAGTTAAATCTGTTAAATTTCCCTCGTCAATCTTATTTAAAGTATTATTTATATCGTCTAGTTCTTGTTGGTGAGCAGTGCGCTCTTTTGCATTCAATAGGACTCTGTCATCATTCCTTAATTTTTCTTGTTTTGCCCGTAATGAGTTTCTCATTTTTTGACCAAGACGAGATTTGCCCGTAAGCACCGCAAAAATCCTAGCGGACGCCTCATCAATTTTTCCCTTGNCATCAGTCTTTGTTATAACTTGTTTTGGATCATTTAAAAGTTTATTATATTTGCCCTGTATTCCCTCTTCATTAAAAAGAAAATCTTCTTTATTCTTTTTGTTAATAATCATAGGGGGGCTGCGACGAGTAAGGGGAAGTGTCTGAGCTTCGGCTAATTGTTCACTAACTTCCCTTCCACTTCCAGAAAACTTTGCGCCCAAATCTTGCCCTGTTAGTCTTGCTACAGTTTGAACATCTTCGCTAACACCTGCTAGAGAAGGCTGGACTATAGATTCGTCAACATCTTCTAGTGCTTGGTTTATTTCATCTACAGGAAATTCTTTTTCTTTTGCTCTTTCTCTTAAAAATTCTTCTTGCCTGTTTTTATTTAATAACTTCCTTATAGGAGGTGCAACTTTACTTGCTTGACCTGCAACTGGGCCCAATAAACCTGCTAAACCATAAGGTGCAGTCATTAGCCCCTCTCCTAAACGACTATATTGACTGTCATATGGTTTAGCTCCAGCCCCATACAGGCCAGCACTTAAAGCCCCTCCAACAGGAGNTCTGAACCAGGGGCTATTAAGAATTTTACTACCCATAACAGCCTTGCCAACTTTAGGAATAGCTTTAACAAGACCAAAACCCNGAAACTAAAGAAGGAAAAACTTCTTGTGCTAATGCTTCGCCTGGTTTTCTTTGGCGGTACTCTTCTCTTTCACGATCAATTTGTTGTCTGTAGTCGCCGTATGTTTTAGTGGGATCTAAAGCCCCCTTAATGCCAGCCTCTATTTCATCGGTGGCATCCCATGTTAAACCCCCTGTAACATTTCTTCTTACAGCTCTACTATCAATTTTTTGTTGTGCCCTTAATTGAGCAATTGTTTCGTTTAATTTTTCATCTGTCCAAGTAGGAGGAATTTCAAAATCTTCATATACTGGTTTTCCTACAGATTCTTGTAAAAGAGAATTATCAGAAGGGCTAATCCTTCTTTTTTTCCATGCCAAAGACTTAAATAAATCATTTAAGGGAGAGCTACTTTCTTCATTTATAGGAGCAACGGTATCATCAGAGCTATAAAGCTTCTTAAGAAGAGCATTTTCTATTTCATATTTAGTAGGCATTTTTACTATCCTTATTGACTTTTTAGCTCACTATTACGTAATTCTAACTCTTCTATTTTTCGGTTTACTTGTGCAATGTTTGAGTCAAAAATAGATTTACGAACATTTGCACTAGAAGCTTCTAGACCAAGTGTTTTCTTAAGCTCTGCTAACTCAGCATCCGAAGGACGCGCACCAAAAGTTGCTTTGAGTTGTGCTAACACTACTCGCTGTACTAAAGAAAGCATATTTTCTGTGTTTCTTAATCTGTCAGATTGCTTTCCTCTAGACAATTTTTTCTCTTTCCAGTATGCCGCTTTTTCCCAAAAATTACCTAAAGAATAAGAATTTTCATTATATTTCTTGGCTTCCTGTAAACTCTTAATTGCTTCTTTACCAGCAGCTATTTGCTTTAAGTTTTCACTTAGTTCCTTTTTATCTATACTATCTAATTCTTTTGGAGCACTAGCTGCTATTTCTTCTTTTTCAAGCCCAAATATAGCAGTGTCTAATTTATCAGCTGCTGTAATATCCTCTCGTCCTAACTTTAAAATATCACGCTCAAGTTGCAGCTCCCCTAATTGACCTGCACCTTGTGCCATTCTTTTAGCTTTAGCATCTTCTGCCAGTACACCACTTACATTACCAAGACTTTCAAAGAAATTTCCTGTTCTAGTAGGTTTACTAAATGCCTCACCTAATTTGAAATAAAATTCAGCATTTGACCCACTGGATAAACGCGATTTTTTAATGTCGTGAATTTGCCGTAAAAGCTCTATTTCTTTTTCTCTATTTTGTTTTAGACTATCTTGGCGTAGGTTAAGTGCTTCTATTCTTGCGCGATATACATCACTCAATGTTGTTGGTCTTTGAGGGCTACCTAATGTTGTTTGTCTTTGAGGGCCACCTACTTCTACTTCATTAAAAAAAAGATCTTCTTCTACGTCTATTCCATAAGGATTAGTATTTACCCCGTAAATATCTAATTCGTCATCAGTAACTAAATCTCCTTCTTGATAGCCCCTAATAGGGCCGCCGTATTTAAAACCTGCATCATAATTCGGATCATCATAAATTGGATCATTATAAATAGTATCATCAATAACTGTACCGCCATTACCTGTATCCCCGCCTGGAGGTACAGGTGCTTCAGGAAATGTAATAGGAGGCACATAAGGAGGGATAACATCCTGTTGATAAACAGGAAGGTTTAAGGGNGANTCCCATTGANTGCCCATGCCTTGATCCCAGCCAGGGGGTCTATACCATGAGGATGGGCCTCCTGGTGATGTTATCTCTCCCATTCCTTGCGTGGAGTCGCCGAGAAGGATTGGCCAAAATGGTGGTGGGTTTGGCCCATCAACAGGTGGGGAAGGGGTCAACCCCGCGAATTGACGATCTCGGTATATATCCGTTTCTAGCATACGGTTATTCCATTCGTCTACGTAGGCATTATATTGTTCTTGGTCATAATCAAATTCTTCTTTTCTAGGAAGATATTCTTCCACAGACTTTTGATAGTCCATATAAGAATCATAATTAGGATCACCTTCTACTGGGGAATAAACAGGAAATATATCAGTGTATGTTTCTCTTAAATCTACAATTTCTCCATCGGCTCCCGTATAACTTTGTGTAGGATCTATGCCCATTTTTTGTTGGTTAAGTAAATAATTACGGCGTTCGTCAGGCGTAAAATGGCGCAGAATAGAATCTTCATACTCACTTTTTGGGCCTGTTACGGCTGGGAGATGAGCATACAGATCATCAGGAACCTCTGGTGGGGCTCCAGGATCATCAGCACCTCCATACTGTGCTTGTGTAGCACTACGCACACCATATAAATTTAATAGTTTATTAAGTTCATATCCCATAACTTTATATCCTAACCTGTATTATTCCTATCTTTAAGCCCTGCCCCCACAGAAAAAGCAGTAGCTATCTGCGAAAGAGGAGAATTAGAGTATGTATTGCCGAGCGAGCTAGATGAAGTAACTCTTCTCTGAGGAACAAAAGCAGCTGGTGTTTGTCTAATTTGACTTCCCATAAACTCAACCATTGCTCTTGGGTAATTTTGTTTATCTAAGAATTGTTTTTCTGCTGCAGTTAAAAGTTTCTGAGAAGCACCTTGTTGGGCAGCTCCAGCAGCCTCAAGTGCAGTTGCATCTTTGTATGCTAAATTTTGTTGCATTTGGGCTATATTACCTAAATTATTTAAGGCTGACATTTGCCTAGAATAATCTGCAGCCTGAGCTTGTTGGGCTTTACTTGCAGCATCGAGCCCGAAGGTTTGCTGCGCCTGACCTGCAGAAGTTTGCAGCCTTCCAAGATCAGAAAGATTTCTCATTTGTTGAGAACTTAGGGTTCCTGTAGTAGAGCCTAACGTCCCCAACTGACCAGCTTGAGAACTAGTTAATCGTCCTAATGAATCTCCTATACCAGCTAAACGTGCTGCATCAGATCCTGTCATTTGCCCTAAAGTGCTTCCTGCAGTTAATGCTCGACCTGCATCTGCACCTGTTAGTTGACCAGCCGTACTACCTAATGCACCAAACTGACCAGCTCCTGTAAGCATCCGACTTAAGTCAGCCCCCGAAATACTGCCTACCGTACCAGCCAAGCCAGCTTGCCTTTGTTTGTCAGCTGCAGAAGCTCTTAGAGCTCCTTCATAACCTTGAGCCGCTATCGGAGCTTGCGCTTTTAAAATAGCTTCTTGCGTGTCTCTCAAAGCACGAGATCCCATTTCACCCATTTGACTTGAGCCATACTGACCAGCACGAATAAAAGAGTCCGACACTTGTGGAAGTAAGTTTTCGCTTAAATTACGCGCTCCCTGCTGTGCAATAGTATCTAAAACATTTTGCTGGTAGGGGTTCATATAATCAGAAACATCACTAACTGAAGTTTGTGCTGCACTTGTCAGATAAGGATTTGCAGCTTGTAGGGCTCTTTCCGCTAACCCAGCAGCTGTTGTAGTCTGAGCTTGACTTAAGTATGGGTTAGCAGCCCCCATTGCACTTTGTCCCAACCCATATTGAACGTAAGGCTGCGCTGCATCAGCCGCACTCATTCCACCAGCTCTTTCTAAATAACCCTTCCCTGCTCCTACTATATTACGGGCTGAACCAGCGGCTTCATCGAGTAAAGGTTGCGCGCTACCTAAAACATCTATTTCACCAGCTTGAGCAAACAAGTCCTGTCCTGCATCAAGATTTTTTCCAACTAAGTCTTGCCTTAAATATTCTGCTTGAGCTTTTTTAAAATCTTCGGCTGTTCCCCTTTGCCCAGCAGCGAATTCTTGCATCTGGCTAGACACTACATCCAGTTCAGGCCGCCACTCGCCTTGTGCATCTCTTACAGTTTGATACGCCCCTTTCTGATCGGCAGATAATGGTGCAACTGTAGGCAAATCATAGGAAGTAAAATTTTGTCCAGCAACTAATCGCGCATTTTGTATTTGGTCATAAATAGCATCCTGCATCCACTGTGGAGTGCTGCTAGTTACGGTTGCGTCTGTTTTAGCTTCTAAGGGATCACCTTTAAATATACTCACCATTATTAATTACCCCTCATGTATTCTAGGGGGGACATAGCATCATCAGAAAATTCACCATTTACTAAATTACTTCCCTTGTGTTTCCTAATGGATTTTCTCATATCATTTAAGACTTCAGCCCCAGCTTTGTTTGATCCATCACCAAGCATCGATACTGTTTCTGCATCAATAACATATTCGCCATCACTTAAGTAGGCTGGTATTTCATCAGACCTTCCTGTTCCCTCTCCTTCAACATAATAAGACATCTCAGTAAGAGGGCCACCATGACCTTTCTTAACTCGATTAGCGGGGGGAAGGCGATAATCAGAAAGATTACTCCAAATAAGAGGTAAATATTCTGATACGTCCAGACCTTTTTGTTGGGCTTCGCGCTGTATACGATCCATATCCCACACAGCATTACCGCGTACCCACATATCTTGTAGTAAAGAGTTAGCACCTTTTTGCCCAGTTGAGCTTTGGGTAGGAGGTGGGAAAGCCTTTCCCAACATTCCTAGCTGTAAATATGGAGCAACTGCATCACCCTCATCACCTAAACCTTGTGGCTGTTTATACCGCCAATTATGCAGCCAATTATTTTTACCTATATTAGTTCCGTCACTACCTCGCCAATTTGAAAATTTTTTCTTTTGATTACCTGCATTTCCAATTTGGAATTGATTAGGTGGATCTTGATAGCCTTCCCCTAAATACATATCTTCAAATTGAGGAAATTTAGCTCTATCTAAAAGGTCTGCTTTATCGGGATAGGCATCATCCATAGAACCATCAAGATATGTTGGCGTAAAAGGGCCAGCAGCAAGAGCTGAAGGAGTAGCAGTACCAGTAGGAATACGTTTAGGNATAGGAATTGCATTAGTAAAGTCGCCCGTACTTAGTGTATTATCTGTCAGATTATAAGCCTGACCAAAAACACTGCTATCCGAAGGGCTTCTGAACCCCTCAGATAAATTTTGTACTATTTCGTCACTTGCTTTTATATTGGATACTGATGAAGTAGGCTCTGGGTTTCTTAAAAATGTAGATAATCCACTCATCATACCTTGATCCAGAGGATCACCACGCCCTGTTAAGGCTGAAATACCCCCAGTCAAAAGCCCACTACCAAGAGACTGAGCTACTCTAGGGCTTATNTCCATTCCAAACGATTCGCCTATATTGGTTACGGTATTGCTTAACCAGTTAGGTAAATTCATATCTCCTATCGAGCCTGAAAGCCCACCACTAATAGCTCCAACTAAAGGATCACGCCCCATAATGCCGCTAGTGAGGGCGTCCCTGGGCGAGCGCGCCCTAGAATTGGGTCCTAGTGTTGGGCCGAGCTATACCACTAAACATGCTCGTAAAAGCTGGAGCCATAGTAGGCATCACAAAAGAAGCTGCTAAAGGAATGACTGTTTTCATAATTCCTTTTAAGCCTTTATACTCTACTAACCCTGTAGTTGGGTTAACAGTTCCTTGGCCCCCCATACGGCGTAAAACTTCAGCTTCTCGTGGGTTTACATGGGCTAACATGGTATCTCCACCCTGCCCACGACTAGCTAAGTGTCTCCCTGCTTGTGCTAAACCCCCACCTGCAAAGCCTTCTGAAACCAATTGATCTTCTAAAGTATATAGGGCTACTAACAATGAAATAACAAACAACGCATCAAATTCAATCGGAGCCATATCTTCGGTAATAAGATCATCAGCAATAGCAGCGTTACGAATCTCAGAATATTTAGTGGGATCATCCAATACGAGCTCTAGCATTTGAATAGTCTCACGCACATCTTCAGGAACAATAGGCATATTAGAAAATTGTTCGTTTATGGTTTCTATTACTTCTGTAAATGAATCATCATTAGAAGCAATTGCCATTAATGTTTCTTTAATTTCCATCATTAACTCCTGCACCAATTATGCGCTGTGTATTCTTCTTTTAAAAATCCGTATATTTGCATATCTTCATCATTGTCATATGCGTTTTCGCATTGACCCCTCTTAGTAAAAACCCTAGATGTTCTACAAATTTTTGACAAGTAACATTACTCTTAGCAATTAACGCTGTGGCTCTCACTGCTATTTAACTCATAGGAATATAGTGTTAAACTACCCCATTAAACTATTTTTATAGTATTCTTAGGTGTGGCCCAGTATTTTTCTCCAACAATATTTAAGTCTACATTACGTGCTGTAAAATTAGTTAACAAAACTACACAAGAAAAATTACCTTCTTTATCTACACCTGATAGAGCTTTATAAACAGATGGTGAAGCCTTGATCCCTAATCGCTCACTTGCCCACTGTTCNGCAAGATCTTCTTTTTCTGTGCCAATATAAATCATAGTGTTGTCTGAACAAATCGTTCAGCCCATATTTGCCAATCTTCAAACCAAAATGGATCAGGAAAATCTTCAACTAAAGATGTTACATTTAAAAATTGACCAGCCCAGTCTTGCCACTCAGCAGGGTCATCTAAAGGTGAAAATGTACCGTAAGCATCAAGATCAGTAATTACACAAGCTGCCCAGTCTTGCACATTCATTCCTGTAGGTAGTGTTACGCTTAATGCCATTACCCTAGATCCGTTCCATCTCCACTATCTAGATGCGCTATAATCTGGCCCATCTGATAGTCACCATAAACTTCATTACTTTCAAATCTAACTCTTAATTCTCGACGTTGCTCTTTTAGCATTACAATTTCTTCATAAGGCTGACTAGCACTTTCAGGAAAGGTAAAAGTTGAGCTAACCACTTCAGGAGCTCTTGCATTTGCGCGTCCTGTTACAATAACTGACATTGGCCCTACTTGAACAAAATCAGGTTCAATAGTGGTTATTCTTAAATATCTATTATTTCCTGTAGCTAATGTAGATAAGTCAGAAGTTTCAAAATAAGACTGTATAGGCACAATGTTTGGCCCATCTAGCTCATCTACCCCTACTTCATGCTTCCACACTTTGTATCCTTCTCCTGTAGTCTCTATAATCCCAGTTAATAAAGGAGCAGCAAAGGCGTTACAAAAATGTCCTGCAGAACGCCCAGTATTAGGAAGAGAAGTATCATACCATGTGTTTTCTCTAATGTTGTATACAACTGCATGAGTACACTCAGTAGCTGTACCTCTTGGATAGCACCACCATATTTCTCCATAGCGCGGAATCTTAAACGCAAATATTTTCGTAGCAGCACTGCGGTTAAGTCCATCAAAGAAATAGTTTAGATTTAAAGAATTGGGAACTTCTCTAACAACACCATTAAACATATAAAAGCGGTCTACACCTGCCCAAAAGAACACCCCATCATAATCAACAACACAGTTAGGTGAAATAATGCTACTATTAGTGCTAACTACATCAAATTGAAATATTGTAGTGCCGCCTGTAAAAGTTACTCTTAAAACTGCATCATACGCCCAAAAGATTCCAGCAGGTGCTGTTCCTGATCCAGCCCTCAGAGGTAATCCCTTGATAATCTTTTGACTCCAAGCTCTCGCCTGACCTGATCCTGTACCTTCTAAATCAGTAGGCTCATTAGCTACAGACCATCCTATAAACCCATCACTGCCATAATAAAACAAATAAGGATGGAGACTAACTATCCCACCAGTAACATTTGCATTATCAGGCAATGTAACGCTAATTAAACGCTCAGTACCTAAAACTTCACCATAAAAGATCTGACCGCCTGTATCGTTACAGATACAATCATTGTTCGGAGCTACATGGGCAAGGATGTAATTTTTATTAGTTGCCCCATCATACTGATAATCAAACATCCACATATTATCATCACTGGCAACTAACGCATCTGAACCATTTGCCATATCTGTATATGTGCCTGTTACAGTCGTTAATGTGCCGCCTACCACATAACCATTAGAAGCAGANCCNCCCGTAACAGAAGTTATGGTAACAACACTACCTACAGCTGCAGCCGTGTAATTAGGTGAACTAGTATGAGCTGTTATATTAGAAGCAACATCAGTGGCTAACTGATCTAAATCAGTAGTGTAGGCTACGGAGCCTGACATAATATCAACACTATTAACCGTGATCATATCTACCGATCCACCAGCACCACCTGTGAGTGTAAAGGTGCCTGTAGAGTAAGCTAACACTGGGGTTCGATCAGTAATAATAGAGCTATACCCACTTCCATCTAAAGTAAAACGCTCTAAAGTGCTTGTTCCACCTGAGTGACAATAAATAAAAGTCATTTGCGTGAAAGTGGTAAACCCGCGACTAATTTCACTTAAATAATTTATTGTAGTTTGATAACCACCCATTTTGCGTGGCAAGTTTCTTTGCCATCTCACCCACTGCCCATCAGTGTAATGATCGCCTTCAAATTTTGTTCCGTCCCTTTTAATACCAGGACTCGATTTAAGAACAGCAGTTTGAATGGGCATTAAGTAAACACTCCCCCATTAACTACGCCACTAGGTGCAACCCCTAGAGCTGACCAAGCTGCGGCTTGAGTTGAAGATTGAAATACCGATATACCCGTACTTCCTCCGCCTAAGTTTATTAATGCTGCTCCTGCTGTAATTGCTCCCGTACCTCCCTGGGCAACGCTAATAGGTAAAGAAATTGTTGATGTATCAGCATCAAGTAATTCAGTGCCATCACAATAAAAGATACCTCGCGCATCTGTTGCTAATACAACACCAGTAGTTGCTGCTACTTTAATAGTAAATGTGTAAGAGCCTGTCGTGCGGTTATCAATCCAATATTGCTGCACTGTAGCAGGGATAATTATATTTCTGGTGCCAGTTAACGCTCCTGTAAATTTATAAGCAACACGATTTAATTCTGAGCCTGTAAGAGTGTAGTCACCAGTTCCAGGAACATCAATAACAGTATAATCAAAAGCGAAAGTAGCCGATTGCCCAAACCCAATAGTATAAAAATTAGATCCATCACATGCTATAATGCTCGATTCGTCTGGCTGATAGCTTAGTGAAGAAGCTCCATCAATTGTAATAACTCCTGGTGGGGTAGCAACAATAGCTCCTGTTCCAGAATTGCGTAAATAAATAAACCAATTATCACCTACAACAGTAGGATCTGGTAGAGTTAATATACCGCCAGCAGATGTCCAGTTAAACATTTTAGCACGATCATCTACTCCCGCTGTGTAATCAGCTGAAAATGACGTAATGGGAACTGATTGACTTAACAAAGTTCCAACAGCAACAATACCAGTTCCAGCTAGTGCTGCGGCATTAGCTGTAGATGTAGCTGCACCATATTGCAGTAGCTGCCATGTGCCGTTAGTAGTAGAATTATCAGTTAAGTATACTTGCCAAAGAGTCCCAGCTCCTAAAGCAGACCCTACAGCAACACCACCCGCATTAGCTACCGTAAAAGAATCACTTCCTTTATTGTTAAAGAGTATCGTATTGCCAGTGCCGCTTTTCTTTGCGTCTGGAAGAATAATTGTATGACCACTCGATGCTGGAGTTACATCAATAATACGAGTTGCTAAATTAGTATTTGTAGAAGTTTCTTCAGGCCAGCTTAAAGTTATATCTCCACTTAATGCTATAGCACTGTAGCTTATTTCTGAAGGGTAGATATTAGCTCCACCAAATACATCTGTATAACTAGGCATTATGCTTCACTCCTTGTAGCTGACCGATCTAATATTCGTTTAAGATCTTCACCGCCTAATGCCTGTGCAGCCCTATCATATAATGTTCTCCACATTTGTACCCGATCATCGTCTTTTAAAAATGGAACAGCTTCTAATAAAGCTGCATACAAAAGAACATCAGGCGCATATTCGGTAAGCCAGTTACTTTGAAAATCATTTCCTAACAATGCTGGCTGCTGATAATATAAAACTTCTAATGTACTAGCAGCCGAGGGAGTAGGGGTAATAAGCCAGTGTTGATAGTCGTAGTCAGCATAAAATTGAGGTACACCTGTTTCAGATTCAGTAGGCCAGTAATTTCTGCAATATTCATAAGAACGTGCAAATATTGAAGAGCCGCTAATAGACATTGAAACTGTATCGCGCCATCTATCAGGTTTAAGATAAACAGCTACTCCTATAGAAAGTGGTGTTTCAATAGCTCTGATAAAGCCCTCTATTTTTAATTCACGCGCAATGCGGCGTTCAGCCAACGTCACTAATCGCGGTAACTGATCGTAAACAATTTGATCTGATGCTTGTGTAAACCCACGCTCTAAGTACCGCCGTAAATCTACAAGCAAGCTATCGTATGTCATTGTGTAACTCATAACTTACACATCCTTAAAATTAGGCATTTAAAGCCTGAAGCCTGTTCCAAACCCATTGAGCATCTATTGCAGCGTCATAATCTACAAGAGTAAAAGTCCCTTGTGTACGATCATGTGCCATCTGTTTTATATTGCCTTGTATTGAATCTAAATAATTATAAAGCTCACTGTAGCTTCCAATTTCTTCCCATGTACCTCTTGAAGGGTTATCTACTGTTATTGCTAACATTATTCCGTCTTGAGGATGAGGGAGCACATCATCTTTATGAAAAGCAAAACCCTGCACACTATTAGGATCGCCATGCAAAACAAAAGAAGGAATTCTTCCTGTTTTAGTAAGTCTATACTTAACTAGCTTGTGCGCCATTCGTGGCTCCATTTTTCTTTTTTAAAGGAACAGGGTTTGCTAAAGATGTAGAATCCATTGTGCTAAATCCTCTTTGTAAAGCAAAATCTGTCGGACAATGCGCCCATTTATTCGCACAGTGCTCTAACCATTTCAAAGTCATAGCATGGGTTGGCATATTTCCTTCGCTCACAATTTTATTTTCTAAAGTTAAATAAGTTACAACTTCAGCTTGAGCATCGGCAGCGTTTATTCCTAGATCAAAAATGTAAATCATATTGCCTTCATCTATAATACCATTTCTACTACGCGCAGCATTTAAACCCTGCTTCATGGCTGTCATGATGTGGTATTTACATTCTTCTCGTTCGTAATCTTCTTCGGTTAATTCAGTCTTGCCTATCTTTTTCATTAAAAGTTCATGCTGGTTCATAAAGAAATTGAGTTTACGCAATGCTCCATTAACACTTTTTTGTATTCTTTCATTAATAGACCTTATTTCAAGCATTTCTACTTCTAATAATTCTTTAGCAAAAGAGTCAGTAGTCTTTGCTAATTTAGCTTCTTTTTTGTCGATACTTAATATCTGACTTTTTTAATTTTATAAAAGCAGATTGCAAGGCTTCTTTAGTTTTGGCAATTTCTGCTAGAGTGTGTTTTATGCTCCTAATTGGAGTAAGAGGAGTTACATCAAGCATCACTCCCATAAATTGGGAATGAGACTTGTTAAAGTTAGTAATACCTTGTTCTACCGCTGGCATCTTTGCATCAATGTTTTTAAGCATTGATTTGTATTCAGCAGGTTGATTCGTTAGTGAATCGCCTAGATCCGTTAGAATTAAATCTTTCATTTAGTAATACTTTCTTTAAACAAAGCTGCTTCTTCTATTTCTTGCGGGGTTGCTTCTCGCACAAACCATGAAGCCATCCATGTGTTTGCCACTTTAATAGGTGCGTCAAACCCACAGCGCATCTTTATAGGGTCAAACTCAGGAGGTTGAGTCCATTCAACAAGTGCATAAGTATCAGGACAAATAAATTCTTCACCGATTTCAGGGTGTTCTAACCTTATATCCCCTTGATGTAGAGGAAATTCTCTCGTAGCTAATTTAATATAAGCAGCCATGTTTTAATTCCTATTAAACAAAAACTTCATTATCCCATGTAAGAGTTCCTGTAGCTGAAGTCATCCCAGTCGCTCCTTCCGTAAGTGAGGTAGTGTTAAAAGACCAAGAGTACGAACTTACTGCTGAACTTGTATCTTCAGATTCCGCTACATCAAGCGCATAGTAGTATATAATAAAGTTGGGGGTATATGCCGTATTAGTGTAAGTTCCTGTTTTAGATCCATCCGTAGGTAAGTTAATAAAAATAGAGCTCATTTTATTGCCGCTGTCTTGCGCTCCTGCTGTTGTGGACACAACAAAATTAGTACCGTCAATGGAAATTGCATAATTTTGACTAGAAATGTTAGCTTGATTTGATTGAATATAACGCGACCATTGCAATACCCCTGACGAATTGTATTTAAAGACTATGAGTGCTTGCTTATTAACTCCACCAGTACCAGTGTTATTTATATCTGCACGTCCTAATACATATAAGTTATCAGAACTATCAACAGCCATTGCTTCGGGAACACCTTGTGACCAGACTGTTCCCGTTGCACTACCAGCAATTTTTCGCGCCCACTGCCTTGTTCCAGAGCTATTAAATTTAGAAATATGAGGTATTACGCTGGATGTATCTGAACTTGCAGCATACGCATTATCAGAACTATCAGTAGTTACACTTCTTACTCCATCATAGTCTGTTATTTGAATAGACCAATCAACAGTACCAGTTGACGTAAATCGTGCTAAATTACCAACATTTGCACCGCTGCCACTAGAATCTTCTGCTTTAACACCTGCTATTAAATAGTCGCTACTATCAACAGCTAGATCACCATCAGCTGCAGATAAAGTATTGCTATATCCTTGAAAATGATATTGGGTTTGAATAACTCCTGCACTATTCCATTTTGCTACTTCTATAAGCCCAGTTGAATCGTTGGTAAGAATGTAAATATTATCACTACTGTCTAAAGCAAAACCTGCCCCAGTCGCATGTGCGCCTGATGTGCCAAAGTTTCTTCCCCACTGGAATGTTCCGTCTGTATCCCACTTGAGAATGGTACAAAAATCATCACTACTGTCGTATGCCGTTACCAATGCAAGAACATCACCTGTGCTATCAACCAAAATAAAACGTAAATAAGCAGAATTTAAACTGGTGTCTTGAGCTGAACGCTGCCATGTAGGAGATTCACCTCCATCAGGCCATTTAGAAACCCACACAATATCATCGTCAGGATAAGTAGACCCCATTGAGCCAGTGCTTAAGGTTGTTCCTAAATATGTATTGCTAGAGCTATCCGTAGTAACAGCTCCTCCGATAAAACCTTGATCGGACATAATACCAAAAAGTGTGTAGTAGTTAGCTACATTACCTGCTGTAGGCCACAATCCATCGGCTGTCCATTGATAAGCTTCTTCTAGCGTCCAAATGCCAGAAGCTGCACCATTTTCAAATGGCCCTGCTGGAGTAACAGGTGTTTTAGAAATTAAACCTCCAGGAAATTGTTCTGACATTTAAAAGTTTCCTTGTACGGCACTAGCAGCCATTAAGTTAGATCTATCTTGAGTTAAATCTCCGAAGTCGGAAGCGTTGCCCGTAGTCGCAATTTCGACAAATTCTATAGTAAAAGTGCGAGCATCCGCACTTGTCCCGCCACCTCCACACAAGGCTCGTGTAGAACTTCCTTGTCCTGCAGCTGCTCTCGTGCCTGTAGTTAAATCTCCGAAATCTACATAATCTCCTAAAGTAGCAATTGTGACTCTTTGAATTTTATCTGTGTAATCAGTAGAACTGGTTTTACCACCCCAATACATTCCATAAGTACCATTAGCTGATCCTGCTCCCCAGTATGAACTTGGGCTAACCCCACCAAAATCAATAGCATTGCCCGTACTCGCGACCGTGATATAATCGACACGAGTAGTGGGTGAACCACTATGTTCACCACCAGCCCACAACCCACGAGTAGCAGAAGCCATTCCAGTTATATAATAGCGAGCTATTGTCAAATCTCCGAAGTCGGAAGCTGCACCTACACTACTGAGTGTTACATACGAAATCACATCACGAGCTGAACTATCATCCCCTGCTGCAAAGCATCCTCGTGTGGTAGTAGATAAAGCACCAGACCCTACAGTATCAGCTTGAACAGCAGCCCCAAAGTCACTTCCTCCTCCACCTGAAGCATAGTCAATATACTGAATCATATCGTTATCACCTGATATAGGTGTCCACAGAGCGCGAGTAGCACTTCCACATCCTGAACCATTTGCCGCTTCAGTTGTGAGATCCGTCCATTTTGTAGCATTGCCTGTTGTAGCTGGGTTTACTTCGTCAATTTCTTCTCTACCTGTTCCATTGGAATACCCGCCAATAAATATAACTGGCTGGAAAACATTTCCAGCAGTAGGCCACAGTTCTTTGCCTACCCACTGTAAGGCTTCAGTGATAGTCCAAATACCTGATGCAGCACCCCCTTCAGTAGGGCCAGCTGGTGTGACTTTAGTTTTAGTTATTAAACCTCCAGGCCATTTTAACGCCATACTCTTACCTCAGTTTAAGCATCAGATATTAATTCATAACTAATTGAATACGTAATTTTTGATGCCGTACCACTAGTTACAGAAATTGAATTATCTTCTTCTAAATAAATTGCAGTTGTTTTATCTACAACTACTAGACTAGAATCTGCTGGTACAGAAATTGTACTTGCAATAGGATAAGCAGTACCTCCTGATGGAGCTGAACCTTGTGCAACACCGCCGTTAGAGTACAAATCAACAGAAGTATCAATTGCAACAGAGCCATCTACGTTAGCAGCTACAATTTGATTTTATTTTCATTTACTGTGCCACTAGAACTGGCGTTTTGTAACTAAAACAACTGCAGATGTTCCAGCTGGTGTTAAATACGTTGTCTTTCCGTAAATACTTGTTACAGATACAATATTCGGGTTTGCCATGTTTTTCTCCTAAAATCCAAAAATCATTGCTAAAGCAATAGATTTACCCGCAGAAATGCCAGCTGTAACAGACCCTTCAGCCATTACAGTGACGGTTCCTGAACTATTTTTGTAATACAATTTACCATCATTGGTATTAATTGCTAATTCTCCATCAGCCAAATTTCCAGCAGTAGGTACGGCACTGGCTGTCGTAGACCGATAAAGTTGTATGGGCGTGTAGCCTGTTTCAGCCATGTCTGACTCCTTTTCTTAAATTAAAAACCATTACGTAAAGGTTCCTCCTGAAATACCACTAGTGGCTGTTACTGTGGTAAACTTTCCTGTATTAGCTGTTGTAGCTCCAATAGGCGCATTATCTATTGTTCCCCCTACTATGGTAGGAGCAATGGGTGAAGCTAACTTTGCGGTTGTGACAATCCCATCTGCTAATTGATCGGTTGATAAAGGAATATCGGTGGGTGCATTACCAATATACGGATTTGACATTATGTTATCTCCAAAATAGATAGAACGGCATCAATAGAACTAGCAGCGTCTGAGTTAACCCTTATAGAATCCCCAGTTACCATGACAATTTTTTGATTACCCCCAATAGGCACTAATGCGCCACCTGAAGGTATGGGGGCATCTTTAACTATGTAATAGTCTGTCCCTCCATCATATAATGTTACATCTATATTAACTGTGGAAGCTGTGGTATTAGCAACAGTCAACCCTATTACAGTGGTTTGTGTAGAAGCTCCTACCGTGTAAGACCCTACTGCAGTTAATGCGGTTCCTACGCTTGCTGAAACTTTTCTTGTAAAAGTATTTGCCANTTTATTTCCTTAACCTAATGCCACTGCTAGAGCAACAACATCATCAAGAGTTACGCCAGCTGCAGGTGTTGACCAACTGGGAGCACCACTAGCCAATGTTAATGTATCACCATCAGATACCTGCCGCTAGTTTTGCTTATAGTATTTTGCTGCACTCGCATAGAGAATGTCTCCTGTTGAGTATGTAGCAAAGCCTGTTCCGCCATTTACAGCATTAAGAGTGCCTGAAAGCGTCACTGCGCCTGTGGTGGCTGTACTAGGCGAAAAGCCTGTTGTACCTGCATTAAAGCTTGCAACAGCTCCACCTGACAAGCCAGCGGCTGTTCCTGTTATATCTATACCCCATGTACCTGTAGCATCTGTACCNTCTGTTTTAGGTGCGTTTACATCAGAATAAGTTAAAGTGACAGCACCTACCATNCTATTAACAGAAGTAACTGTATTACTTTGGTCTATTTTTTGCCAAACTGTCCCATTAAAAATAGCCCAATCACCAATTTCCCAGTCACTAATTCCATCNAGAGTCGTCGTTCCAGCTACATTTACTATGTAATAATAATTAGCTGAACCTGTACCTGAAGCTAGGGTTGGGGTATTTGTTGAAGCGTTCCATGTTCCTTGATAGCTCAGACCTGTAGTAGAAGAAGCTGTTGTTACGCTAGTAACAATTCCTTTGTTATCAACAGTTACCACTGGAATTAAACTAGACGATCCGTATGTGCCAGCACTTACTCCTGACGTTGGAAAATCATCATTTACTAAAGCTCTAAATGCACTTGGAGCTGCAGCTCCAGATGCTGGCCCTGCATAAACTACATTAGCTGCTTGATCAGAAACTATAATAGCNGAACCCCATGTGGGTACACCTGTTCCACCAGANACTAAAACTTGTCCTGTAGCACCCGCAGGACTTAGACTTATATCACCGCTTCCTCCATAGGCTATACCACCAGGAGTTGAAGCATTACTCTTACTTGTTCCCCCTTGATCAATAGGAAGGATTCCGTTTATTTGGTCTGCTACTGATAAATCCACTGGAGGATGTTGATGATCTCCTCTAGAAAGTTCTGTTAAACTCCCTGCTGCACCACCTGTTGTAGTTACAAGAGGGACATTATCTTCAAAATCAGCAGTGAGGGTAATGTTTCCACTTAAAGCACCCCCTCCTTCTAATCCCGCACCTGCTATTACTTGAGTAGTAATGGGCACATACCCTGTAATAGTAGCTGCTACAGTGCTGATAGCGGTTATACGTCCTGTAGAATCAACAGTAACAACAGGGATATTAGCTGTGTCACCAAATGTTCCAGATGATACCCCACTAGCAGCGAGTTGTGCGCTGCCTACGCCACCGTTGGCAATACTAAGAGTAACATTTGTACTTAATGGCCCTCCACCTGTCATTCCAGTTCCAGCAATTACCTGGCGTGTAGTTGGAACACCTGCAACAGACAAAAGATCCCCAGCCCTAATTTGATAGCTTACTCCTTCATAAGTAAACAAAAGCAAACCATCTTCACTAGCGACTGGGGCAGTTGGGAGGGACGTTACCTTACTAGGTATTAGATTAGTTGGTACATTAACCATTATTCCATCTCCAGATATTCTTCACCATCTTCGGTGATAATAAATTCTTNCCCAGCTTCTTGTATTACTCCTGACATTCTTGTGGCAATGTCAGTATCAGGACGATTAAACGGTAATACAATTTGATCAGGTCTACGAGGTGGCAAGAGGTAAGGATCATATTCATCTTTATCTGCTTCACAAACCATAAGACCAGGGAAGTTAGGGTCAGGAGATAATTCAGCTAAAAGAAATTTTCTAGAACATCTAGCACATATAGCTATTCCAAATGTAGGTTGTCCTTGAGGATCTAAATAAATAGTCATGATGATGTATAAACTCCAATGCCTGGGTTTATTTCTATAGGCGAACCATCATTATCCCCATCCCATGCACGCTGCACAGAAATTGCAGCGCGTTGTTCAAGCATAGGAATTAAAGAAGCGTCTACTACAGGAGTTTCAGAAGCTACTCGTGAAGCCAATCCATTGATAATTGCTTCTAACCATCTATTAGGAATTTCAATTTCTTGTTGTAAAGTATCCGTATCCATTATTTGTCTATGTCGCCATAAAACAAGTTGGTATTTTTCTGAAGCTGCATTAGGCGCGGGCCATAAATTAACAACTGGTTGTGGTAAATTACGTTGATAATAAAAACTGCTTGGTCTGCCAGAAAACACTAGATTGCTTTGATTAACATAATTATCTCTGCTTAGTATCCCTAAAGGAATTGCTTGTGGCATATTTCCTAAAGTTACCGAGGTGTAAGAAATAGTTGATACACCATCAGTAGGTATAATTCTAAAATACTGAGCTGCTAATGCACCTGTTATTTGACTCCATGTAATAGATCCAGAAGCTGCTACAGCAGCTGTAGATAAATCTGTGCTTGCAGAGGTTCCTACCGTTGTCCATGTGACATTATCAGGACTAGTCTGAAATGTTACAGGAATAGCAGTAGCTGACCATTTAATCCCAATAAAATTAACAATAGTATCCGTAGTAAAATTAACCAAGTAAGAAGTAGCTACTGCAGTCACTGTCCCACTTAACTCTTGCAAGATATTAAGATTAAGATTGAGCACATCAACTGTGCCTTTAGGCAAAGTTACAATCTGATTGTTTTCATAAAGGGGTAAAATTTGTTCTTGAATACACCAGCTAGGAGTTTTTATATTAGCCAGTTCATCGAGCATGAACGCCAAAGAATCCATGCCATAAGACTGCATTTCAGATGTGATGGATTGCGCGGGTAATCGACACCGCCTGTAGGCGTGATCAATTACTTTTAAAGCATTAAACGTAGTTACACTTACATTATCAGAATAGGCCATATCTCTACCGTCATACTAAATGAATGGTTGCTGATACAGCATACCCCTTTTTACATATGAATTACTTATCCGCGTTTCATAACACCCATTTGTTTAAAGCCCTTAAGAGCTGTAGATCTATTAACAGCAGCAAGCTTACTACCCTTGTCCATTGTGCCAACAGAAGAGTAAGCCTTACGACCCATAGATTTTTCCATGCCCTTACTTTCATCTCTTCGAGACTTCATAGACTGAGATTTTTTACCATCACGCGAACCTAATGACTCGTCTAATCTGTCATCATATCCTTGCTTGGCCCGACCCCCTTTAGCTTTATCCATTGTTCCAACACGAGAATAGGCTCTTTTTCCCATAGCCTTTTCCATGCCTTTACTTTCATCTCTTCTTGCTTTCATAGATTGAGAATTTCTGCCATTACTCATTCCTAATGACTCATCTAACCTATCGTCATATCCTTGCTTTCTCATGCTACCTCCTTTGGCGGCTTTCTTAGTGTTCATTTTGCCTAAAGTTTCAGCTAGTCTTGCACGTTGCTGGGTTTTTTTACTTGGCTTTTTACCATCAATCTTTTCCCCTTTAGCAGCTTTTCTTAGTTCGCCTTTAGGAATAGATTCACCCTTTTTAACTTTAAGGGTTTTACGTAAAGCCCCTGGCTTCTTAATCGCACCTTGAATCCAGTCTTTTTTAGAACCACTTTTTTTAGAGCCACCTTTGGCGTACCCTGCATCTTCATAATCGTCATAAGAGTTTGAATCATACCCGCCAGCATCGTATCCTCCAGGATCAGATTGCTCAGGCGCGTCTAACTGACCATATTGTCGTTGCGGCATCCCCGCAGCTCCTCTTTGGGCTAATTGATCTAGTCTACGTTGCCCACGATCTGCACCTAATCCTCGCTGTGCAGCAGCCATTCTCCCTCTAAGTGCTGCAGACATTGGCTCTCCTGCTATTCCACGATCTGCATCTAACCTCCTCTGTCTGTCTGATACTGACATTCCTTCTTGTTTTCGTCTGTTTGCGGGATGAGAAAGAAAATCATCAAAATTACGCGCTCGTGTTTCTGCCCAACGATCATGATTATACGCAGGAGAACTTGCTTGTGCAGCAGCCATTCTCTCTCTTTCCGCTGCTAGCATCCTCCGTTTGTCTGTTGAATCGGGGCCTTGAGAGCCGCCAGGTTGGTACATTTCATAGTCCCCAATCTTAGGCAAAGAACCTCCTTCATTAAAGTCAACTCTTTCTATTCTATCGCCTATGAGCTCTTCAATTAAAAGTTCTTGTAAGTAATCTTGCTCTTCTTGATCTCGTAAAGCCTCTGCAATAGCCATTGCTTCTATTTCTGCAAGAGTAATAGAAGAGCCCGCTCTTTCCCTCTGTTCTCTAGCAGTGGGCCGCCGCCTTCTTTCTCCATCAGTACGGCGAATTACTGGTATTTCCCTTTCTCCCTCAGATGGATCAGGACGACCAATTGTTTCCGTAACTTCTCGAATAGTAATGGATTCAGGTTCACTTGCCCCCATTATTCTTTTTGCAGCTCGTAGCTCTGCATCTGTTGCACGACCACCGCGAGCCATTTTCGCAGGTTTTCTTGCAGCTGATTTGGTGTAACCAGCTTTGGCAGGGAATTCAAAGTCTTTTACGTATTTAATAGTCATCCTCTATCTCCAGCTTGAGAAGGTGCATAAGTTTTAATACACTGTATAACTAGTGTATAGCTATCACCAGCAGCGGCTCCTACTGTACTTAACAAAAGATCATTAGTTTTAGCTGCATCAGTATTAAAAACTTTTAATGCCGCCTATATCATCATAACTAATGTCATAGAGTTGATCAGCAGGGATAGTCATTGCTAGTGTGTCAGTTGTTGGATCTGTTGCATCACCTTGAAAGTATAAATAAACTGCAAGCCCTTGGGTCTGCACCCATATTTTATCAATAGCTAAACCATCACACGCTAAATTAAATGAATTGGGATTTAATGCTGATACGTCAATTTTAGTGGCTTTCGCTTCATCGGTATCAGCAATGTTTGTAAATTTTGCAACATACAAACGCTCTCCATCTAAAATAACTTCTGTACTTAGTACATTAGCCATAATTTAATTCCTTATGACAGTATTATTGTTTTGCTGATACAAGACTGTTGCTCTAATTTCACCAGCAGAAGTAGCACCTGTGCTAGTCCATGTCAGTTTCAAATCTGCTGTTCCTGTATCTGCCCAAGCCAGTGCTCCACCCGCTTCAGTTGTTGGATATGCTCGACCAACTCCAGAAGCAATTGTAACTGAATATGAGTTAAGTAAACTAGTGTTGCCACCAACTGTATCTCCAATACTGAAAACACAAGTAGCACCTGCCATGACAGTAGGTTTATCAAGCACTATATCGATAATTTGTTGAGTTAGCTGGAATAACAACAGTTGTATCATTTGCAGCGGAGGCTCCGCTTGCAAGAGAAGTTCCTGTTGAAAAAGTTTGAGCCATTACAACTTGACCAGTATTTTTTATGTCTGAACCAAGGGAAGTTCCTGTGGTTGCAGAAATGGTACCAGCTAAAATTGGCCCCGAAAATGTCGTCGTTCCCATTTTAAATTCCTCGCATGTGAGTTGAGTATATTAGTCTACATGCAGTCAGCTTGGCCTGTCTAATATACCTATGTAATCCAAGTAACCCCCCCAAGTTTCCTTGGGAGGGCTAAATAGTAATAATTAAACGCCAGCAGTTCCCCATATAGCACGAGGATCTGTCCAGCCTACGGTGTATCTTTCTGTTGCTTTGTAACGCATTGAGTCAGTTGCAAAGTCACCTTCCATTGATTTTTCTAAACCACGACGATTTAGTAATTTCATTCCTTCAGGTGCATCAGTTTGAACCCACCAAGCCGTATTAGATGTAATACGTGAAAGGTTAGCTTGACCGTCTGCTAGTAACCCCATTGATTTCACAGGGTTAATGTCATTGTCGGCTGTGCCTGTTTTCAAAACAGATTTTAGTAATACTTCTGCTTGGAACACATTGGCTGGGCCAGCAACAATTTGAGTAGGCGTTAATCGAATTCGTTTGCCGTTATTGTCAACTGCATTACGGATCTGAATAAGCATTTGCTCAAGAGGTGTCTGCGATAAGTTAGCAGCTGTTGTTAACTGGTTGCTAAATGTACCAGTTGCTAGAGGATGATTTGTTGCTACCAGGGCAACACCATCACCGCCTGTATAAGCTGCGTTAAACGCACGATTAAGGATATTAGCACACAATGTTTCTTTAGTTTCAATTAAAGATTGCGCTAAGTGTTTAGCATAAACCTGACCAATTCTAATGTGATCGCCATCTTCTACTAATACTTTAGTCAAGCTAAATGCAAGACCATAAACATTGTAGAGATAACGCTGCACAAAGAGAATACCGCCTGATTGATATGTTACAGCCATACCATCGGGTAGTTCAGGTGCCGCGCCAAAACCATAAAGAACAGGTTCTTCATGATAGTTACGTGGAATACCCTGCTGCTCACGGAAAACTTGTTTCCATTCGTCAGCACGTAAATCATAGACTCCGTCAAATACTTCGTTGAGTATTGGCTCAACAACTGATCGAAAGTCGGTACTTCGCATAGGAGTAGCCATAGCTCAAACCTCCTTATACTGAATTAACAGCAGCTTTATAGGCGTGCTCGTTAATACGAACAGTGGCAACTATATAAGCGTCTGTTAATGCGTCATCTACATTTCCCGAAAAGCCAGTGATCTGAAACTGACCAGATGTAGCTTGAATTGCAGTTAACTTGGTTGTAGAAAGCCCAACTGATGTTGAACCTCCTGGGCTGGCAACAGTCCAATCACATTCCTCACCAACTGCGGTTTGCACCGTAGTTCCTGCGGAAGGATTATCATACTGAACATCAAATATAATCTCAGGATCATCATAAACCCAAGCAATTATATTTGTGCCAGAAGTGGACGCGGGCCAGAAAGGCGATAAAGATGGTTTTCCAGTAGAATCATCATACTGAACACCTGCAAAAGTGCCGAGTAGAGTAATTCCATCAACAGTACCTGAACGGGTTCCGTCTGATGTTCCTAGCTGAATAACACCATCATCAGTCAATTTGACTGGATCACCAGAGAATATGTTTTGTGCATATCCCGAGGTAATAGTATAGGCTTTCGCCGTAATTCTTCCACTATTGTGGTAACTCGGACGAAAACCAAATGGTGCGCTTGTCGATGACATAAGCTGCTCCTCTGGTTAATAGATTGTTTGCCAAGGAAGCCTCTATGTTTTTAATACTCAAAAGAAGCTTCCCGATCTTGTCCTAATTCCAAATTTCCGTCACCTTGGGTAATTTTAGTTTTAGATGCTCGTGCTTGTTCTTCCAAAAATTCTGCCGTATCAGTAAGCTTACCCTCTTCACGTAAGGGTGCATCATGATGGGCTTCCATCATATATTTCTCAAATAAAGAAATAGGAAGTTTAAAAGCTAACATCTCATTAACGCCAATAAAACCTTCCCAGTCGCCTGTTTTGATTGTTGCATAATCCCAGCCAGGAACATCTTCTGGCTTCACAGGCTCATAACCCAATCTTATACGTTGCTGGATTGAATCACGAGGGTTAGTTGTAGTTAGCCAGCACATATGCCAGCCTTCGATGTCGGGTAAATCAGGTAATGAGGACTGAAATAAATTTTGACGGAACATTTCTACTCGCTCATCTTCTGTTATTTCTCTGTTTTCGCTTATCGCACGATCAGTCATTGCGCGGCTTCCACGATCTTTACTAGAAGATTTTTTTAAGCGTTCGTCTGTCATTTTATCGCTCCTTTCAGCGATTGAATTAAATATAAACTTTGTTTATTTAAAATGTAAAGTTGTTTTTACTGATTATAGCTCCCAATGAGAAAGCCAATTACAACAATAAGCACTGCACCTAATAGCCCTTTCCAGTTTTTTTGTAAGAAAGATGAGCTTTCATAAGCCTCATTTACGTTAGGCGTTTTAGGGTTATCTGCCTTAAATCTTCCTGTAGCAGTACGTGCTCTTTTCTTTGCTTTTGCTAAATTTTTATTTTTGCTAGTATTTTTTGCCATTATACATTTTCTTTATCATATTGAGCATAACTTTTAACATAACGATTTCGTAGCACAGGATCATCCCACACCCCTGCTTCAATTAATGCCTGTTTTCTTTCAGGGCTAATGTAAATTTCTTTACGAGTAGAAGTAGGCGCATGTTCACGTCCTGAACCCATTGCTGGCCCCCCGCGTGGCTTACGTGAATTTTTTTGCGAAGAAGAATTATCTCCATCAAACCTTTCAGGAAGTCTACGAGATGCTCTTACTTTTAATTCATCCCAATATTCTTCAGTTTGAGGATTATAGCCATCTTTAGCCAGAGACTTATCAATAGCCATAACAATTGCAGAATCTTCATCCCTTCCCTGGGCATCATACCAAGGGTTTTCTTCTATAAACTGTTGTGCATGATACATGGTACGATCATCAACTTGAGGGGCTGCAGCCTGTCGTGACTGGGCTGTGGCACGTTGCTTGTTGTATTGTAACTGATTAACCTTTGCAATTGCTTCATCTCGGTAACGCATAGCTTGTGTTACATCTTCGCCATTACCATTTTCTACTGCTTTTGCTATGACTTGGTCAGCCATTTCTGCTTCTTGAGCTGCTTGATGAATAGCAGAATCTAGAGCGTGTAATTCCCCTTGTTGAGATTTTTTTTCTTGTGCTGTTAATCTTCGCTCTAAATTTTCATTACGACTACGTAAAAAATCTAACTCGGTTTTGTCTCTTTTAATAGCAGCGTCACGGCGTTCTTTTCGTTCTGTTTTTTCGCGCCTTCGTCGTTGGCGTATAGCTTCACGTTCTTTATCTTCTTGAGCTTCTAGCTCTTGTTGAGGAACGGTTTCACTATCTTCTTCAACCACCTCTTCAGCTTCAGAAGCATCATGTTCAGCTTCTTCAACTGGCGGTTCTTCCACGATAATAATTTCTTCATTTTCTTGATCTTCTTGTTCTTCGTCTATTTCTGTTAATACAGTTTCACCAGTAGCCATAATTCATCTCCTTCGTCAGATGAAAGCCTTGATCATTAAAGGGTCACCAGTAACCTGCCCAATAATATCAAGGTCATTAAATATTACAAACATTGCAGATTCATTTGCATCATTATCAGGTATAGTTACTTCCCACCTATCCCCGCCATACTTGGCTACACGCACAAATTCACCTTTTTTACACCAGTCACCTTCAGGCCATCCCTTCATGGTATCTCTATTTTTAAAGGCTAATGGCCCTAAAGAAATTATTTTACCAATCTGAGTGTTCCATTTTTCTGTGTCTTGTGTCTCACTGCTTAAAATAATACCGCCAGCAGTTTTTCTTTTTGCTGTTCGTATTTGAACCAGAACGCGGCTTCCAAAAGGCTGTATTCCTGCATCTACTGCTGGAAAAGCCTCTGCTAAAGCATCCTCATAAGTCATTGTCGCTATATTCCTCTTCGCTTAAATGTTGTAAAAGTAAATTAATAGCTTCTTCATAACCAGCTACCATGCCTACCCTATAGCCGTATTCAAAATTATCCCGATCTACAGGCCGCCTTAGAGCATCAAGTGCAAAATTTGACTGGTTTATCTTTAAAAGATTCAGAAACTGAGATTCACGCGGCATATACTACTGTCCTGTAACTTTATAGCCAGCAGCCATGCGTTTTCTTTGTGGTACATCAGGAGAATCATAATTTACTGACCCTCCCTTTCCATAACCTGCAGCTTTTTTGGCTGCTGCTATTCCCTTTTTAGTGTAAGGGTATTTTTTTCCTTTTACTGTGGGCATTGGTATCTCCTTTAAGGTGAAGGATCAGGATCAATCCCTGTTCCTGTGCTTACAGCTACTTTTTCATCTGTAGCTATTTCTGCAGCAGCTAACAATTTAGCTGTTTCATTATCACTTGTATTAATGCGTTCACGGGTGGCTAATTCAGCTAATTTACGTTCATTTTCATTAGCTTCACGCTGTCTTTGTCGTTCATTTTCGTTTGCTTCGCGTATATTTTGCCGTTCTGTTTCGCCCATTTCACGCAATCCTTGAAGCTGTGCATCTTCTTGGCGATCTATTTCTTTTTCACGTATCTTAGCGGCTTGGATCTCAGCTGCTTGTTGCATTTTCAACTGATCCATTTGTGTTTGATGGGTAACTTTCATTTGATCAAGCTGCATACGCGCTGAATCCATTTGCAGTTTTGCTTGATCCATTTGTATTTTCTGAGCTAATTGATCTTGCTTAATTTGAGCTCCTAATTCAGCAATTTTCATGCGTTCATCATTAGGCATTGGAGGCTGTGGTTTGTATTGCTGTGCAGCTGCGTATATTTGGTCTAGTTCTTGTCCAAATCCCCCTAACTGGTTTTCTATAAATTTTTGCACTTCAATAATAACAGCTACTTCTTGTTCTGCTTCTTCAGGAATAAGCTCACGACTTTGCGCCATGCTAATTGCGTTATGAGACTCTATTAAATAATAATTTAAAAGATGATCCCGTAGGTGTATTGCCATAGGATACAAAAAATCAGCCACTACAGTAGGGTTGCTAGCCAAATAACGGAGACTTTAAAAATGGTAAATGTACTTGCATATGCGCCAAGTGGTCTTGTTGCGGTAATACATAGATAGGCTGGCGCATTGCAGATGCTACATTTTCAGTTACAGGATCTCTATCTTCTGACCCTGGTTGAATTTTAAGAACTTCTTCAGAAGGAATTTTAAGCGTTCGCAAAAACATTTCTTCAATAGCTCTTTGATCATACATTTGCGGCAAAGTTGCAGCTCGTTGCATAATAGCTTGTACTTGAGCAAATCTTTGGGCTTCACTAAAAATTGCTGGGTTGCTTATGGGAACAACATCAGAAGGCCCATCAAAATCTTCTACTGAAATTGTAAGACCTGCTTCTAACCCGTCTAAATCTTCTTGTGTATAGTATGCGCTATTTATACGATGTAGTATATCGAGACACCGCGCCATTGACCCATGTAAACGCGAATGAATAGAACTAAAGACCACCATCCCCTGTTCAATAATAGCCATAGTTGTGCCAACAGGAGCATTTGGATTCTGCTCATTAAATTTTTCAAAGCTAGTTTGAACTACACCCTTTCCAGCATTTACGAGAAAGCCTAGCAACTGAAACAGAGTAGGGCTTGGGCCAGCAAACGGTAATGGCATAGCAAGTTTTCTTACATCATCAATTAATGCGCCGCCTTCCATTTCTACTATTTCAGTAGGCTGCACATTTATAGTCTGACCGTTTGGCCCCCCCTTAAGTTTTAATAAAGTAGGAACATTTTGAATATAAGCTGAATCCAACAACGCACGTAATGCGCCTGTTGCTGCCCCACTCAATCCACCAATCATATGCGTTAGGCCAATAGGATAAGCCCCACGCCAAGGAACAAACGGAAACTCAACTATCCACATTAGTTCATTGTGGCGTTCATCATTCGGCTCCCAGTTTCGATAAAGAGAAAGAGGCTTTTCTGTAGTTTTATCAATGCTTAAAATGTAAGGAAACATTCCATCGCCAAAGTCAAGCGAAGTGTAAACTTCAAAAATAGTTCTTAAACCATCTTCATTGTAACTTGTGTTTTGTTTGCCTTCTATTTTTTCATTGGCTTTGGCTGCATCGCTAAATTCTGGTTCATTAGGTGAAGGCAGATCTACATCACTATACATTCCAACATCTACGCGCTTGTGGTATTCCATTTTGGTAATGTACTGCACATGCGTTTTACGTTCTGCTGTATAAAAATTAGTAGCAGAAAATGGCAAATAAACATCATCAATAGGAACAAACTCTGAAGTAGGACGGTTATACTGCGCGTTCCACATAAATTTCATATATTGACCACCGCCTAATGGTAGCTGAGTGCTTAATTGTTCAAGCTCCGAACGGAACTCAACCATTTGCTCAGTAGTTTGCCAATTTAAGAAATCCGTTTTGCGCCGCGCTTTTTCAACATTTTTTGTATCAGACTCGCCTAATATTTTACTTTTAACAGGGCCATTCGGGGGAAACACTTCTTTAATAAATCTTGCACTGAAGTCTACGCACGCTTCAACTAGCATAGGATGAACAACTTTATTTGCGCCACTAAACTGCGCTCCACCAGGAGCATCATCACCTAATCCTGTCCTACGTAATCCTTCTTCGTATTGTTTATCTCGTTTTTGACGCGCTTCTTTATCGCGTTCAATTTTTTCCATTAAGTCATTAACAGCTTCTTTGAGCATAGACTCGTCAACATCATCGAGGATATTGGCAAAGTGATCTCGTTGTTCTTTTTCATTTTCTAGACGAGGGCCAAGGCGAATAACAGCTCCCCCGTCTTGAGTATTTTCTACATCTAATTCTTCTTCTGAAACTTCTACGGTTTCTCCCTTTTCAATAATATCTTCTTCTTCCATAGAAATATCAGTCATAAGCTTCTTCCAATATCATGTTAGCACGCTCTTCAATTTGAACAGGGTCATACTCTACCATACTGCTTTCTTCTATCATCCCGCCTTCAGCCATTTTTGGAGCATATACATCAGGGTAGACTAAAGTTAAATCAATGTATTGGCCTGAAGGAGTGTTATACCCTCTTGGCGGCATTATTCCTTCAGATGAGCGTGAAAGAAGATATTGATAGCGTTCTTCAGGGGACGCTGTATAAAGAAGCTGATCTTCTTGGCTCATGCGTTGAGCGTCTACCCCACTTCCAGGCCGTGTTGACCAGAAGCCTGAAGGAAGAAAAGTACGCCGACTACGCCCACCTAGCAAAGAAGAACTTCCATCGTCTATCACTTCTTCAGTTTCAGTTTCTTCTCCTAATAAATAATCTTGAGGTGTGTCTCCGCCAATACTGGTTAACCCTGACTGTTCATCTTCTTCATCCATAGCATCAAAACCTTTTTCGTTCATATAGGAATAGTGAACAATACCAAAAGGTGTGTTATATGAACCCTTATAAGTATAATGATCTTCAGGATCGTCAAGATGTGATTCTAACCCAGGAGATACTGGGTTATCGTAAACAGCTTGTAAATTCGGTTGATACCCCATTGGATCTATGTTTGCTATTACATCAGCTAAAGCAGCTTCAGCTGCTGCATCTGCTGCATTTGCCTCACCAATAGCAGCGTCAGCTTCTGCTTCAGCTACAGCTGCGCCATGATCTGCATCGTCTTGACCATCAGTAGAGCCTTCTGTGCCTTCTCCACCCATAAAATAATAACGTGCATGAAGATCAAATAGGTTTTTTGGAACGCCTCTTCTACGTCTGTTGTTCATCATTTTATCGCCTTCCTCGCTGCGGATCATAATACTTCTTTGGTTTGGGCTTCCATTTAAATCGTGCTCCTACGTAGTCAGGGTTATATTCAACTCCAATAGAGGTATCCTTGTTTAAATTACGTTGCGCGTCTAACCAAGCCCTTCTATTGGCAAAGTCATATCCCCCTAGCACTATATTTTTATTGTTTCCAAATTGTCGCCCTATATTTATTCTAGACGCTTGGTTTTCAGGTTTATAACCAGCACCAATATGAGTTGAGGCTGACTGCTTGTTTTTATTATCTTTATTCAGGCCATACTGAAAAGCTAAATCTAGTAATTTTTTATTGGCTCCTTCTGCGCTTACTCCTAGCCCCCGTATTGGCTCCGCTGTAACGCTCCACTGAACAGGAGGTTTAGATTTTATAGTGATTAGATCACGCGCTGGGTTAAAATTATCATTAAACCAAGCGTCAGCTGCATCCCCTCCACGCTCTGAAACTATTTGGTTTATTTTATTTTGAAATTGTGGATGGAGCACGCGCCCATCTTTACTTCTAAGATTTTCGTATCTTTCCCTAAACGAAGGAAATTGTGTAGGAATTGACGCATCATTTTCTTGCGCTGGATCAGGTTTTTTTGGGCGCGGATTGTAGGCAACAGAAGGATTAACCCGTTGCAATAAATCATGAAAAGAACTTTTTGTACCTGACCTTGGAAGAGGCTTTGTTATGTTAGGGTCACGAGCTTGCCACTTTCCAGTACGGGGATTTTTGAAAAGGCCGCCTTCCTTATAACCTTTATCTTGAAGAAACCTTAAAAATTTATCGTCAATAAACTGGGAGGGAAGCCCTTCGCCTGGTATACCTCGTGTTACGTTCATCCCCCATTTACTTGCATCTATTTGTTTTTCTGGTGGCAATCTACTGTGCCAGTCCCTAAACATATGCTGATGAGGTACAGGCTCAAACTTACCTGCCAAGCTGCGTCCCGTTAAAATAGTAGGAAAGGCTGGATGAATATCAGGTCTATATAAAGGGGGCGCATTATCTATTGTAAAGAGTCTGTTTCCTGCAGCGTAAGTAGGACGAACCTTTATTTTCCCTAGCCTTCCTGTTTTTTTATAAATAGCTTTTTGTTTAGGGGTTAAATGAGGAGTGTAAAGATCAGGGTCAGTATAATTTTCTACAATTTCATTCCAGTCTACCACTTTTTGCAATTTTCTTTTGCCGCCCATTGTTGTCGGCCTAAAACCCTTATTTTTATATTCTGTTGAATCTCCTTTAGTTACAAGGTCTGCGATAACGCGGCGCATAGGAAAAGACCCCTTATTAGCTTTGTTCCACAGGGCTTTGTCCGTAATTTTGAAGGGCTTGTCATCAGCGTCTCTAAAGGCTTTATCAATTTCTGCCAAGTCTTTAATATTTTTATTAAGCTTGCCTTCGAGCTCCGAATTTAAATTATCAATGTTTTTAAAAAAAGAATTTTTTATTTTTCCAAAAACTTTTTTATTACTAAACAACTGTTCAGGGCCTCCCACTGCAGTTGTCCACACGACATCATCAGACGTTTGTCCCAATATACGACTAGCTGCCCCTTTATCCATGACAGCCCATGTCGGTATTCTTTCCGTTTTAAAATCTGGGAGATCTATTCCCATTATAGAAAAAGAAGAGCCACCACCCAACTCAGGGCTTGTGCGGTCAGCTCCAGTAGCTATAATTGTTTTTCCTTCGGTAGCAATGTCAGTAAATTTTTGTATTTCTTCTTTTTTCCTTTTCTGTTCTGCTTTCATATAGGCAGCAGCGCGGTCTACATCTTTAAACAGATACCTATCCGCTAACTCAGCCAAGCTCATGCCTTCACGAGCTGCAATTTTGGCTGCTAATTTTCCTACTAGACCACCCCCCGAAAACATAGGCAGTCCTTCAAGAATCTTTTCTCGCATCGAGGGGGTCATAGTAACGGATAATACTTCACCGTCCTCCGTACCCTTAAATTTCTCACGCCCAATTCTTGCTTTAGGGTCAAGCTTTTTAAGTAACTTCTTTAACCGCTGGGGCATAATAACATCATAATATTCTATATTACCGTGACCCCCAAAAAATTCCAGTTTACCGCCCACCAATAAATCTTTACCTTCTAAAGAAACAGTAAATGGCTTGCCCTCAAGCGTCTTTTTTGCATTTCCAAAGTCTTTTATTTCTTGTGTTATTGGCTTTCCTCTCGCCTTCTCAAGCCAGAAGGCTTTATTACGAGATTTTTTTATTAATTTTTTAGCTCTTTCTTCTCCCACAATAGACGCTAATTTTTCTTTAGGAACCGTTTCTTTATAAAATGGTTCAAACTTCCCCATAGGAAGTTGTGAGTCAANATCATAAACTGTTAATTTTTTTGTTANAGGACTCCACTGCATAATACTAGGAAATGCGCGTTGTCCCGAACGCAGTGCTATATCCTTGCCAGGGCTAAAGGTTATCTTTTCATAATCCCCTTTAGCCGCTTCAAACAACGCACGCTTTAAAGCAAGGTCTGTCCACTTACTCGTTTCTGTTACAAAGGGAGCAGTGGGCACGCCGCGATCAAGTATTTCATCTATTGCCCGAAGCTCCTTGCCCATTTTTTCCCTTTGTTTTTCCCAGTCATTGAGCATAGACTCATCGACATCCCAACCCTTATAAGTGCTGTCCTTTTTATACCACTCTTCAGCAGCTTTAGGGTTACTCTTCTCATGTTCTTTTATTTGTTTCTGTAGTTCCATACGGTCTGCTGCATAATTTCTCTTAGGGTCTTTAAATCCTTCTTTTTTTCCTGTTTGGCCCCAGTCTGACTGGATTTCTTCAATGTGTAGAGATTTTTTGTCTGTTTTTCTATTTATACGATCTGTCATACGCAGATGGGCAAGAAGATTTTTTTCTGGAAAATGCCCCTGCACAAAATCTTCTCCTGCTGATCCTGACTCACCCCCAAATTCGGCTTGTTCAATCGCCAGCATTTCGTCGCTTTCAACGTCTGTTAAGTTGCGGCGCGCAGCTATGTTATTTAGCTCGTCGTATCTGGCTGCATTTGTGGCTGCGTCTGAAGTGCGTGAAGGAAGAAATAATTCAATTTCACGATAGTTTTCCCCGCCTAGAAGGGTAGAATCTGGATAAAGAGCTTCTGGGGTTAATATGGGAGAATCCAACTCCATTCTAACAACTTCTCTAACTTCGGGCGCACGATTTTGAAAGTATTCTCCCACTTCTTTNCGGGTGATCGAAGGGCGGCCTTCAAAATAACGCATAAAGTCTGCTTCATTGAGCTCATCATCTTTAACGCCAGCTTTTTTTAACATGGCTGCAAATTGCTGGGGTTGCCCTTTTGCTTGTGGCAAACGAGAAGTCGCTTCTTCTCCATAACTATAGAGCCCAACAGGAGAAACTTTTCGTTGGTAGGGTGGGGTATCAGAACTTGGTGTCTTGGTGGGAGCTCTTTCGGCGTGAACTGTCATGCCTGGATATTCTTGTTTAAGACGCGCACGTAAAGGGTCATAGGCTGAATCATCAGGGACTTGTGCAGCGGCTTTGCGAATTCGCCCCTCATTGCGCTTGTCTCTAAGTTTTCTTATGCCAGCTCCCCCCGCCTTAATAGCTCCATAACCAGCGGCTCCTGCGGGTGCTCCCAGTGCCCCGCCAACAATCGCACCCTCTAGTCGTTGGCCTTCTTTTGAATAACCAGCTCCCGCCACTGCACCCTCGGCAGCTCCTACGCCAGCGGCGCGTGCGTAAGGATTGTTAATGGCCTTTAAACCTGCGCCAGCAATTTTTCCTGCGCGTATCGCCCCTAAGCCTGGGATTAACATAGTAGGCAATGCGCCGCCAATCTCTCCGACAGTGCTTACAATGGGATTGTTTTTTGCGTAGGCTTCGTTCTTGGCGCGAATGTCAGCAACAATATCTTCATAGCTCCCCTTGCCAAGCTTCGAGCGTAGCCACGCTTCGCCCTCATCACCCCAGCCAAATAATGTCCCCTGGCCTAAAATGTTTCTAAAGGCTTGCGTAGTAGGAGAATAGTCTACAGGCCCTCCCTTGTCCCATTTTACCCTGTCGGCCCAATACGCTGCAGAGCTCTTGCCTTTAGCAATGTTTTTAGCGTGCCGACTTTTAAAAGACTTCCTCTTGGCTTTCATTTTAGCCGACTCACCCGCCTTTGGTGCGCCAGCTGTACTTGCGCCTTGTTCTCCAAAACGAATTATTTTGTCCTTGCCATTAACTTTAGTCTTAACAATGTGAGATTTAGTTGGGTGGTTTGGAGTGCGTCTTGGCGTATCCGTTTTAAGGGTGTCCTTGTTAACACGACCACCCGTTGCCTTCGATGCCCGCTTCTTGATATCAAGCGCAATTGCTATAGCTTGTTTGCGTGGCTTGCCTTCGCCTAACAATGTTTCAATATTGCGTGAAACAGCAGCTTTAGAGTTAGACTTGTCTAACGGCATTTAATGCTCCTACTTAAACTCCATGCAAAACACTATCACTACAATTATAAACAAAACACAGAAAATAAATATTTCCAGCTCTGTCATGACACAATGGCAACCGCCTATCTGCGTTTAGAAAATTGAGGAACAGCAGCCTTTACCTTCTTTTTTCTAAACAATTTATCTATCAGCCTCTTAAATAAATACATAGCCAACAGCAATAATGCAATACAAATAATATCTACCCATATTCCATATCCTGTTTGGATGCTATTTCCCATTAACGAAACAGGCGCGTTTTGTGGGACTGCCGTTTGCTCAATTGTAACGCTGCTCGTTTCAGGATTAACAGTAATGGTCTTATTCATTTTACGATTTCCTGTGTTTAATTCAGTATACGAGATCCGAACCTTTAATATAATTTCCGTATATTGCTTCGGCTTGATCTTGAAGGGCTTTTAAATTGCGGCGTTCTAAAGCACGTAAACCACATTCACACAAAGATTCTGTTTGGGTGGGGTCATGATTCTCACATCCCGTTTTCTTTTCAGACATTGCTTGCTCCTTATGCAGCGTAAGGGTTGATGCGTTCTACAGGCTGGCTTGGAACCGCGTCCATGTCTCTAGCTTCAGGTAAAGAAAACCAGCCATCATTTTTGAAGTATATAATTGCCTGGGTAAAAGTATCCACATAGTCGTCGTGTTTTCCTACTGGGAACTTATTGAGCTCACTAATAAAACCTGATGCCCAACTGACAGGATGCCCAGGGCTTTTCTTGCTCTCAGGAATCCAGCATAGGCCAAGCTCTAGTGTTGGTGCTGCCTGATGTGCGCGGCTGATCTTGTCGGCGTTGCCAGGGTTGTATCCTATCGCTGGCACCTTGGCTAACCTCAGATCCTGAAGCAGTGACTGGCCCGATGCTTTAGCCTCGACAAGTATACGGTCTGGTCTCTTAGCTTTTCCAAAGGGATTAGTATCACTTAGCCCTCCATATTCCATCGCCCAGTCTTTAACTGCACGCGAACGTAGGTCAGGATACGATAGGTGCTCCGACCATGCGTCTATCAGCATGACTTGGCGTGATCCTTCATGGGTAAAGATTGCGTACACTGTACAGGCCGTAGGATCGCCCGTTGATTTCTCAGTGAAGGCGCAGTCATACGACTGTAAGATATACTCGAAGGGGGGAAGAGTCTTTTCATGAGGCCATAGCTCGAAGCAGCTCGTCTTAAGGATACCACCCTCAGAGGGCGAGGGGTCTTGCTGCAGCTGGCCTGATGCTCCATACACACCTAACAGTGTCTTGAGGTTATTGATCTCTTCACGACCAAACCTCTCAGGGCAGATCAGCTCGTTCTTTTCTGTTCGAGGATCATATGCGCCGAGCACTGTTGATCTTTTGACACCATCAAACTCAGCGGGAATGAGGAGATGTTCCCACCCGCCAATGTCCTCGATTATATGTCCTGATATATCTCCCTGGTGAAGCCGTTGCATAACTGTGACCATGATATCTTCTTTAGGGTTATTCAGTCGAGTCGACCAAACCGAATTAAACCAGTCTATGGCCGTTTCTCGGATAGTATCAGATTGGGCTTCGCTCGCAGAGTGTGGGTCATCAAGTAAGAGTCGACTGCCGCCCTCTCCAGTTGCAGTACCTCCCACACTGGTACTCGCCCTAAAACCTGACATACTATTCTCGCATCTAGTTTTGACGTTCTGGTCACCTGAGAGCGAAAACATATGACCCCAGCGTTCTTGATACCAGGCTGACTGCACTAATCGTCTTGCCTTCAGGTTATCCCTGATGGACAAGGTGCCTGAGTAGCTCGCGCATAAAAACTTCTGTGCAGGATCTGTAAGCCATTCCCACATAGGCCACATAACAGAAACTATAGTAGACTTGCTGTGACGGGGGGGAATGTTTATGAGCAAGCGTTTTATTTCTCCTGCGCTACAAGCTTCGAGGTGCTCACAAATGGTTGCAATGTGCCAGCTCTCGATAAACGGAACACCTGGTTCGACTACGGGCCAAGCTTGCTTAACAAACTGGTATAGAGATCCTTCGGCACTCCTACGCTCTCGCTCAGCTCGTAAGAGATCGAGCATAACAGCTGGTGTTGGCCCGTTCATTTTTTATGCTCGATCTTTTGCATGATCGTCTCCATGCTTTTTAATTCATCATCACTGAGCTGGCGCAGATCGACAGCTGCCAACTGGATAGGCCCACCACCTTCGCCTGTTACTTCCTGCTGGATCTTATCTCCGTAGACTTTGGGTAGCATCTTGGAGAGCATCCATCGCCTGGCATCAAACTGGAGCCGAGCGCGTTGCGCTTCGACGGAGCTTTCAGTCGGTTGGTCTGCGAGTTCGAGCACTTCGTCTGCCAGAAGCTCCCAGCCGAGGGCTCGCGCGCGCGTGTATTGTGAATTAAGAGCGAGCGCGGCGGGATCATTAGCATCATTCAACCAGCGTAAAAAGCCTTGAGGTGTAGGAAGATTCTTCTTACTTCTGAGTGCAGCTCTCAAAGATTTACCCGATGCAATCTGCTCACAAACATAGCTGGTCACTTCCTGCCTATTATACTCTCGTGGACGGTGACGTGGTTTCTTAATTTCAATCGTGTCATTTTGACTTTTGGAATTCGCACGATTGACTTTAGACTGAGGGGATTTAGGTAGGTTCAAGGGTATGACTTTTGATTTTTTAGGCATGGCGTTATCCTAAAGCTTTTTTTATGTGCTTTGCAACTAATTTGATCGTTTTTTTGATCGTGTTTTTCCCTATAGGGATTATGAAGAATAAACGATTGGAATTGGTAAGCATATAATCTCCTCCATTTGGGGGCATAAAGCCCCCCCATTATGGCGATTGATGCGTTAATTTTGCCCCGTAATTTTAATCGTGTCATTTTAATTGTTTTTTTAAATAAACGATTGAAAAAAAATCGCACGATTAAAATTAATCTTGGTATTTATTTCTCTGTATTTCTGTGTATTCTCTCTTACATTCCTCGGCATATTCTTGAGCTGTTACGTCAGCCTGTTCGGGTGACATTCCCATTCGAGTGAGCTCCATCCACTTCGTTCTATAGAGCTGATCATAATTATACATTGTCATCTATTTTACTCCTAAGTTTGATAATTAAGAAAAAAAACCATCTTATCTTTAGTTGTTGGAACATCCATTTCCTCAACAGCCCATCCGTGACAATCTATGAAACTATCTCTAATAGCGGCCCATTTTCCATCACTTGGGTGACAAACAATATCATCATTATAAAGCATGGCTTCCTCGTGATCGGGTGGAATAAAAGTTTTAATATAGCCTCCAAAAGCTTCTGTTATCCATTCGGTTTCTATATGCTTAAGCAATGTCCGAGCTTCTTTTTTAGTTTTACACCAATGCACCTGCATATCATCTGAATAATAAACACGAAACTGCACTCTATATATCTTCATTTTATTTCTCCTACCAGCTATAAGCAATGTGGTTTAAAAATATAAGCATATCCCTTTTGTTTGTAGGTATGGTTATCTCCTCAACAACCCAGTTCATAGCAAAAAAAGTGATCNCTCGCTTCCTCTGTCTCTTCAACGTAATAAACAATATCATCAAGGTTTTTAGGTAGAACATACGTCCCATCATGACCTTCATACTCTTCCACCGCGTCATCTCTTAATGCATCTTGGATGAAACGACGCACCTCTGATTGGCTTGACAGCCACCTCATCTCAGTACCGCTATCTCCTAAGAGGCCACTACGCCACTGCACTCTATATATCTTCATTTGATTTCTCCTTGGGGGGCACTGGCCCCCCTTGTTAGTTAATGTTATAAGTTATGATTGTGTTCCGTCTCTTGTACCGTAGATCTTATCCAATAATTTTACTGTGCTTTCGATCATACAATGCTCTTCACTTTCTTCTTCTAACTCTACCCAGGCATCCCCGTCCATTTTCTTCGCCAGTTTTAAGACATATTCTGCTGGGCCATTAAACATAAGACGGGCTTTTTCTATATCCAATTCT